AGACTCGCCGATACCCACGCCGTAGTCAGTAACGCTAAAAACATCACAAAAGCCAGTACCGTCATTCTCTTTGTATCTAACGACAACTCTGTTGTTATCTGCGCAAAGATACTGAGGATCATAGTATTCTGGTGTGAAGTTAGAGTCAATATATTCATCATCCTGTCGTGTGATGTAGTAGTCCTCGACCTTCTTCTTGCCAGACAATATCTCCAACGCAATCTCTTTCTCACGTTGTGAATCGCAGGCGTTGGTCACCAGCTCACGTACGGTTGAAGGTATCGGTGTAGAGTATTGTGAGGATTGAAGAACGTCAAAGACAAGTTTCTCAGCGGACTTGTTGATCCGCTTCTGTAAGCCAGCCGAGCTACTCTGCACTGCCTTACCAATTGTCTTGATGCTCATAATAAAATAGCCCCTATTTAGTAGGGGCTATCAGTTCTAGAATTTTGTTTACTGTTTCGATGTTCTGCTTCTGGTTCCTCGGAACGAAGAGTACAGGAGGATCATCCTGTTCCATCAGCAGTTTCTTGAACATTTTCCACTTGAGTGGGAAGCGTTCATTCGCATAGCCTTTACACTCTATCACCCATCGACCTTGTGGGTCGACGAAGTCAGGAGTGTAAGTAATATCCCGGACTTTGTATTTCTGTTTGTCCTGGAATCCTGTCTTACCATTGTCCTCATAGGACTCGTTGCTGTAGTGAAAGCCTTCCATGAGAACATACTTCTTCTTCTCATAGTCTGACTTGATACCAGCATCTCTAAGTTGCCTGTAGCAGTGGGCCTCTAGCTGAGACCTAAACTTGATACCGTCTACTTCTTTACTCTTGGCGTTCCGTACTTTCTTTCTTGATGTACGTGCGCCTGTTCTCTTTCCTCTCGATGACATTTTTTGCTTCTTGTAACCCGTGATCCTTTATTAGATCCGAGATATCCTTGGACCTATAATACGAAGGTATGACAAGATTGTCAAGTCCGTACTTCTCGCAGATCTTAACGGCCATTGTCTGGCCAGGGTTACGAGGATTGTCAAAGTCGTTGTCGTAGAGGACGATTACTTTTTTGAAACGCGCTTGCGCTTCTTCGATGGTGCCTTCACTTGGCACAAGCATCTCTGATTGTAAAGCAATGGATGGGTAGTCAAGCACCGCCAGACACATGACATCCTTGAGGGAACTTGTGAGAACCAAAGTCTCACCACGTTCAGGTAGCTGCCGATAGCCTTGAAGACATTCCATCCCCACGTTAGAAAACCATTTAAAATCTCCTTCAAGCGGACGGTAAATCTTATAACCGCAGTCAAAGCGGTAACGATAGCTGATACTATTGCACGAAAAACGTTGTTCATTAATCCAGACATGTGTAATGGGTTGAACATCAAAGATACGTAATAATTTTTTACTGATACCAAACTGTTTCCAGTAGGCCGCATCTCTGCTGTCCCAGTCCCTTACTCTGACTCGGATTTCTGCTTTTGTTTTTGCTCGTACTTGTGGCTCCACCTTTCGTACAGGCCGCCCAACACGTACACCAGTATAGAGACCCAACCCAAAACAGCCATCAATGTGTATAAGTGTTCCATAGAAATCTAAATTGTATTTGTAACCGACATATGCAAAGCAATCGAACGTATGATCTGGGTGACCGAAGTCCTTGTACAATAACCTCTGCCCAATAAGGGAGATGTCAACTGTGGGGGACTTGTCGTCTCGAAGATCACTACGAAACTTTACACCTATCTCTTTGAAGTTTCTACAAAAGTACTTAAATATCTGATACTCAGAGACTTTTTCAAGTACGTTATCTCTACTTAGGTATACGTCACTCTTGCGTGCTTCGATCATGATAAGTTAGGGCCAGACTATAAAGATACAGCCTGGCCCCTTATCTTATATCCAGTCAGCAGCTACATCAGCTTCAGCAGACTCAGTCGATGCTGCAGTATCGTTAGGCTGAACAACACCAGGTTCCCACTTCTTGAGAGTCAGATCGTTAGGATCATACTCTGCACGGAAGTCACCATAGTCCTCGTTGAGTGCCTTGATAAACAAGTCATCACGACGTGGCTTCTCACGACCAAAGTGCTTGGTGTATACAGTCTGATACTTGTCATCCTTGACACCCATCAAGAGACGCAAGCGGTTCTCCTTGAGAGAGCTTACATACTGCTTGAGCTCAGTCACATCACCGCTAGTCACAGCTGCGATGTCATCGATGGCACACTCACCATCACGACCGACGTTAGCCCATGCACGCATGAAATCTATGAGCATCTCCTCACCCACATAGGAGCGACGGACACCCTCGTTCTTGAACCACTCATACTGAGTAGATGGGTTCTCTGTGCCCCATGCTGTCTGACCAAACTTGTTGATCCACTGGTACTTACCAGTGCGAGACTCGGGACGTTCTTCAGGTTGAACAAGTATGTCAAAGCGTGTAGTGAACTCATGCTCAGCGTTGCGAACCCAGAAGGTCAGCTTGTTGAGTACTCGTTCCCCCATCAGAATACCAGTGTAGTTCTGCTCGCTCTTGACATTGATGCCAAGTGAGTGCAGCTCACCGAGTGTGGGGTTTACAGCGATAACGTTTACTGTAGCAACGCCACAGTACAGGGGTATACCCCCACCTCCAACTTCTACGCTGGAATCATTAGATGCAATAGCCATTAGTCTTTGATTTCGTCTTGGTTGTCTTCGTGTGGATCTGCTTGCGCAATGCCTTGCTGCAATGTCATTTGCTGTGAGGCGGTGTCATCAACGAGTTGAATGCGCATCACTCGTTGTCTCTTGATACGGATACCCTTCAGCTTTGGGTGAGAGAAAATCTCCTTCGCCTCAGCGATAGTCATACCGTACTTCTTACGAATATCATCACGGCTCATGCCATCATCCTTGATGTGGCTGATGAGCTGAGAGATAGTCAACACCTGTGGTGTTTCTTCTTGCACTACTTCTGGGGTAGCTTCTACTCTTGCGTCAAAAGACATGTTGTTGTGTTTAATCGATGAAAATTTTCGTCCAGTCCAGCTCAGCATCAAGTCCTCGTAGATGCTCACAGCGTGAACCTGCCGTGTCGTCGTTCGTAGAATCGAACGATATCTTTGTGGCTCCCTCACCCCTGTACACATAGCCGATAGCGTCAGAGTTTGCACATGCAATCTCACGGAGCTTACCAGTCAAGGACAGGTCATTAGCCTTGACTTCTTTCCCGTTCTTCGTGAGGTACTTGTCTTTCAAGTGACCAACGAAGATGACGTGATCAGCCAGCTTGTTGAGGTTACGGAACCATTTTTGGAAAGACTGTCGCAAGTAGTTGTAGCCTGCACCATTGGGCAGTGTGAGTACAGACAAACCTTTATTGTCCTTGTCGAAGTTCTTACCCATGGGTGTGGCTTGATACATTTGCTTTGCATCCTGCTCACACCACACTTCCAGTTGGGTAATAGTGTCGATGGCAATATACTTGTACGGCTTTCCCTCGCTAATAATAGCTTTCCCGACCTGAGCCAACTCAGCGAGGGAGTTGACTTTGATCTTGAGTGCGTCCACCATATCTGACCCGTCCTCCAGGTCAATGATGAGACAGTTCTCAAGCTGGGACAAAGCTGTGGTCTTACCGATCTTCGGTGGACCATAGATAATCATGTTCTTAGGTGATTTGCGGGCAGCTTTAACCACCTGTTTTGGAAGTACTAGTTCGCTCATTGATTGTGAATGTTGATAGATCTGTTTCGAATGGTATCATACCGAGCAAACCATCACGGTTCTTCTCGATGTGCACAGCCATGAGACCCACAGGGTCCTCACCACAGTATTTGTCAGTAATCCCATATAGATCGTAAGGTCTTTGCAGCATCATCACGACATGTGCGTCCTGACCTATGGAATCACCCCCAAATAAATCTGTGAGCATTGGCTGGTACTGTTGCTTAGCACGATATTCTTGCTCGATGTTACGGTTCAGCTGAGACAGCAGTATATTGATACAGGTCATACGAGCCTGCATCCACATGCATGCCTTCGACAAAACATTGAGTCGTTGTAGTTCTGTCTCAGCACTACCGAGTACCAAACGAGAGTGGTCAATTAGATTGACGATTGTTGCAGATGGGTAACGATGGAACACCTGTTCGTTGATGTTCTTCACCTTCTCCATATCCTGCGGGATAGAACAGAAGTAAATAGGGTAATCCTTGTACTTCTGTACTGCTTGCACATACAAGTTGTACTTATCCTGTGTCAGCTTAGCTTCAACTGACAACAATTCGAACGTCTGTAGCTTTGTGTCTTTCGAGCCAGCACGCAGTATCTGCTGCTCACCCGGCATCTCAAAGCTCCAGTAGAGTACAACTATGTTCTTGTCTGTGTTCTTGTCCAGGAGATCAAAGATCAACTGGTTTGAGAACGCAGATTTACCTACACCAGGACGCCCAGCAATGACGTACATCTTGCCGGGTTGTAGCCCACCCATCAAGTTCTTGTTCAGTCTTGCCCAGTTAGTGGGATACACCAACCTGTTACCACGTATGCCTTTCTGGACATCCATGATAGATCGCTCGACTGACTTAGAAATGTGACGGAGTTGGGGTATGTCCGTTATCTCATAGTTGGCGCGTGTTGCGCCCTTGGGAGGATTGCTCATCTTCTACATCTTCATACTTCTCCCATGTGTAGTTATTCACCCAAGTCTGTAGCTGCTGCATGTAGCCGAGAGTGTTGGTCGACTTACGCAGCTCAAGCTCATTTATCAAACATTTGATTATAAACTTGTGCTTCTGCGTATCCGACCCCACAATCTTCTCATACTTCAGCTTAGGCTTGGCGTTTGCTCTAGCGTTGGCATCTTTAGCCCTCAACACCCGCATATGCCCTTGATTGTAGACCTTGAGAGGAAAGTGGGAGAGAAGCTCGGACCACATCTGATCAAACGAAGTCTGGAATATATCCAGAAATCCTTGTCGTACTGTGTGGTCTCGCAGCTCCTCCCCCAACTTAAGTAGGCCCTTGGTTTGCAGGGATTCGGTGTCTGGATTTAGAGATAACTCTTCTAGACAATCATAACTTGTGGCATGCAAGAGGTACAAATATAAGAAATCATCAGCTGTTATCCCAAATTCCTTGAGAGTTTCTGTGTTGATCTCTACAATCATACCAATTATTTAAACACCATAGTTATCTCCACCCCTCTGACGTTCATGGTAATGACATCAGATACCGTCGTAGCCTCCTTCTTTTGGTAACTGATTACCTCAGCTTTAGAAGTCTTAGGCTTGACAGACTTGGGTGGTGTGGGTGTCTGGTACCCACGGCTCAACAATGTGTAGTATCTGCCCTTGATTTGATGAGGAGTGAGCAGAATCCTGTACTCTTGCTTGATCCGCCTTTGGACCTGCAGAGTTGCTTCGTGTTGAGTTGTCTTGCCTCTGTTGACAAGAGTGCTCATGATCATATAGTCCATATGATCGTCATAAGGTGCAATGGTTTTTGCTTTCATTTTAGATAGTATTGTAGGTCTTCACCCTTTTGAACATTAGTTATTTTCTTAGTGGCTTCTTTTAGCCATTTCTCTTCCTGCGAATCGATCATGTAGAAGATGAAGATCTTACCGACCTTGTCCCCATCCTTACGAATGATTCGTCCCATACGTTGTATCAAAGGCAAGGACTTGCTGTCCAAGCCTACGATGATACCAACACCAACATCAGGGACGTCAGTGCCTTGGTTCAGAGCTTTTGTAGAACACAGGATTCTTAGCTCTCCACTAGCAAATCGAGACAACATGTCCTCCCTCTGCTTCTTAGTCTTACCAGAGTGATAGCTCTCACCACCCAATCTCTGAGCTGTAGCATCTGCAAACTTGTTTGTGCCACCGAAGGTTAGGATCTTCTCCTTGTCGTAGAAGTCAGCAACTTCTCGTGCACCGTTAAGTTTACTGCTAGCCTCTTGGATAACCTTACGCCTACCACGTACAGCATTCATGTACTGTGCAGCTGCGCCTACGTTACCCTTGATTGTACCAGCTAGAATACCACTGGCTTTTGTCCATGCATCGTGACCACCCAGTGCCATCTTCATCTTGACGAACATCTTCTGATGCTTGTTATACTCTTCCCTTTCATCAGGATCGAGCTCGAGTCCAATGCACACAAGCTGATACTCTGCGACATAGCCAGCCTTTACTGCCTCATCCAAAGTAATCTTGTAGCATACAGGTGCTAGATTGACCAGCATTGTACGATACTCAGGGTTCTCTGGTATAGTTGCAGTGAGACACATCAGCCTATTGTACGTGTTCTTCTCAAAGAACTCACTGTACACAGGTGACAAGCCCAGGTGTATCTCATCACACACGACGACATGATAGTGTTTACCCTCCAGCTTGTGAGCTGACTGATAGCACATAAAGTCAATGCGGTCGAGGTAGTCCTCGAAGCCCCACTTGATAAACTCTTTGGGGAACTGTTCCTGCAACTGTGTTGTGGGTACAAGAACTAGGCACCGTGCCTCAGTGTCTTCCAGTTCATCAAGACTATTACCAATAGCGAGAACGGCAACACGAGATTTCCCAAAGCCAGTAGCAGCAATAATGCTGCCTTTAAACCCTTTACGGGCCCAGCTGTTGAGTGCTTCTCTTTGTGCTCCATCTCTTGATACTGGCTTGCCTTTGGTTACTTGCTTGTTGATCTCTTTCATCATTCTACGAGCTCGTCTTATCTCAGTCGGGCTGACTCTCACGTATTTCATCTTCTATTTCTTCTTCCAAGAACCTGATGATGTCGGGATCAAAGGTCTGCTCTGGTTTAATTTCAATATCCAGTATGGATATTTCAGGATGTATGGTAGGTGTGTAATAGTCCCCATGTTGACCGGGGATAACCTCATACTTTACCTTGATGTCCAAGGGTCCGATGTCGGAGTCTATCTGTGTCTCCCAAAAACGCTCTTTCATTTTCTACTACTTTTATATTTAGTCTAACAATTTGTCTTTTCAATGCACTGAGGTCTCTTCTTACTAGCTCCACCTCAGACCGGAGCTTCTGGCATTCCGTCAAATTCATAGCCGTTTAGTTTTAGTCTTTGTCTTGCTATCATTTTAGCATGATTGTACTTGACTCTAAATGAGCGATCAATCTCTGTGAGTTCTTCTGCACGCTGCACTGCAACAGTCACTGTCGAATGATCCCTACCCGTATACGTGCCGAGTCTTTTGCACGTAAACTTGTGTAAATCTCTTCTACATATTAAGTAGAATACTTTGCGAGCATCAGCCAGTGTACGTAGTCTGGTTCTGCTCTTGAACTCTTTGATGGTGATGTCATATTCATCGCAGCATGCTGCCGCTACGATGTCTAGTTCACCAGTTCCGAGTATTACTCCATGTTTGATTAGGGTCTGAGCTGATATACTCAAACCAGGATAGATGTGATGGTCCATGTTGGAATCGTTTTGTGCGCCCTGCAGGACTTGAACCTGCGACCGGATGATTATGAGTCATCTGCTCTAACCACTGAGCTAAGAGCGCGAAAAAGGG